GTAAAGAGGTGAAGTTATGAAATTATTTAACGACAAGATAGAACAATTAAAGCTTCAACATTTACAAGGTGTTGGCGATGGCATGGACTGGGATTGGGACACTCTTTGTAATGTGCAGAATATGTATAGAGCACACCAAAGAAACTTTGTTTTACCAGAAAATCTGATAGATAAAATTTTTACCTTATCCGTTAATTACAACGAAAGTTTAATTGATCGTAAAGAATATCTAGCTAGTGTTAGAAAAGTTTTATCGGGGTGTCTATGACTAACTACCGCTATCTAGTAAGCCGCAATAAGCGCGAGGGGAAATACGCTGGGAAGAAATTACACTTCCTTCATTTCTTTGACCAAGAGTGCAAGCGCCATAGAAGATCAAACGAATATATCGGGCTATCTGCATTAAGAAAGGAAGCATCATGAATTGTGAAATAAAGTCAGTGAGCATTGAGGAACACGTAGCCATCGTTCAGCAAAGAGCGTCAGGTAATCCGCGCATGACTTGGGAAGTTAAGGCTAATTTCAAAATGGAAGAGGACGATATTCTCTACCCTGCCGCAGCACTAGAAGCACTGCAAGCAGAGAATGAGGAATTACGTCTAATGCTGAGCGGTTCAACACTACAAATTCAGGCAATGCAGGCGCAAATTAATGCAATGAAAATTGCGCAAAAAGTTCTTGATGGTGCAGTTCAGGCTAAATCAATAAGCGATTCAGAATGGTGTGAAAAATACATGCGCGAGGTCGAAGGGCTAAACAACGAAGGTGATCCGATAGGAGGCGATCCTCCATCTGGATTGCGCCATGCAGTTGAATACTTTAAATCTGAGAACGCAGCACAGGCAAAGCGCATTGCAGATTTGGAAAATAAGCTGCACGAACGAACAATTACATCGGGCGCAAAAATCCACGAGCTTAATTCTGAAATCGAAGCACTGCGCAAGCAGGTAGAAGCGCTAGGACAGACAGCGCCGACATCAAGCGGTTTTTGCTCAAGAAGTGGCGGTTGTGTTTGTGGTGGGGACTTGCCGAGAGTCAGAGAGTCTTGCAGCAGTTGGGTTAAATCAGCACAGAAAGGCACAGGATGACAACATGTACAAACATTGAGGTGGTGTGGGATTCGCGTTATGTTCCTTATGGTGTGGGTGGAAATATTCGTATTGATTGGGACAATGATAGGCATCAAAACATTTACATTAAAAGTAGAAATCCTCAAGATGTGTTGACAGCATTTCAGGATGCTGCTAGAATGCTTGCTATGGAAATTTACAATAAGGAAATTTAAATGAAACAAATAATAGCTGCTATTCTGCTTTCTATTATTTCTGCAAGCTCTATGGCAGCTATTATAAAGAGTCCTACAGACATTCAAATGCTTCAATGGGTTACTTACAAAGAATCTCGTGGAGAGTCTGTTGAAACAATACGAGCTGTTTTAGATGTTGTGAATAATAGAGCTAGGAAGAATCGTGAAACGATTCGTGTAACAATACATAAGCCTAACCAGTTCCCATACATCAAGCGTACAGGCATTCGTAAAGTGAAGGATAAAGTTTTCTTGACAAAGTTCTGGAAAGCTTATAATATGAAGCCTATCTTGTCTAGTGAAGCTATTTACTTCAACCATTACAAGAGTAAGCACAAGTGGGCTGATAAACATAAAAGAGTGGGAAACTTAATATTTTCTAGAGAGAAGGAGAAATAACATGGGAGTAGATTATACACCAATCTTAGGTATTGGTTTAGAGTTCGACAGTAGAAGCGAAGTGATAGAATTCTTGGAAGAGCAAGGTATTATTTCCGAGAAAGATCATGAAGAGATCAGTGAAGAGGGTATTATTGAGTTTATGTCATGTCACTCATCTAAACTTGATGTTGATTGCTTGAACTACTATTCAGGAGACTATTATTGGGTAGGATTCAGAGTGTACCCACGTAAGCTTGAAGGCTTGGCAGATAGTATAGTGCAAGCTGAAAGTAATTGGAAAGCTTTGTTTCCGAATGTGGAAGCTAAAGTTGTTTATACTGTGCAGATTAGTTAGGAGGAATTATGTTAACATATTCAGTGGTAATTGCAAAAGAAAATGATGATTGTAATATTGATGAGCTTGTTTTAGAAACGTATTCTAACGAGAAAGCTGCACAAGAACACGAGAAGTTTGTAGAGGGTAATAACTGCATTCTTGATGATCGGATGAAGTGGGACTACGTATTCATTCGTGAAACACGAGTTGCTGATGTATTTGAGAAGGAGTGATAATTATGAATTTATATGAATGGGAGTGGGATTGTGGTAGACAAGGCTCTGTTGGAGGACGTTTCTTAGCTACACCAGAGAGACTAGAACACATTATTGAAGAGACTATTTGTTTTGGAGAAATCCTAGGCAAACATAGTGAGGTTGTTGGACGACTTGAACGTGATGAAGTTAAGCTTGTTACCAACAATCAAGAATTTATTGCTAAAGCTAAAGAGCTTGGTATTAGTCTAGAAAGTGGCTACAATCCATTTGATTACTACGAGGGTGGTGATATTGAAGAGTCAGATGACGATTACGACTGGATGAATGACTTAGAACATGACAGGGACGAATAATGAAAACAATTAACAAAGTAAAAGCCTATTGTGTCATCAATGAAGTGACAATGCAGCAAGTGTCTCAGTTTTATAGACGTTATGGCGATGCTGACAGGTGGATTACTAAGAACATACCTAAGTCTTGGAATACACCAGAATATAAAGACAGACATAGCTACGCTGTGGCAGAGTTTGTGTTTGATAAATATTATGTGGTTGATTGAGGAGAGAAGATGATTAAAGCAAAAGTATTATGTGACAGTGTGAATGAGAATGGTAATCGACTCACAACATTTGAGATTGAAGTTCCTCGTATTGTGTGGGCTGAATTTATGACACACAGGCAGTTCTCACGCAATGCAGCAAGCTCACGAGCTATTCCATTCGATAAGATGTTAGATCAGCTTAATGGAGTTCCTAGTCGCTTTGGTGCTGCCCAGAAGGGTATGCAAGACAATGGCTTAGAATTTGATAATGATGTCTTAATTGAGTGCTATGGTAGAGTTTCAGATGAGCTGTACACGCCTGAAGAGATGGTATTTACTTCATTAGAAGCTTGGGACTATGCAAAAGTACATGCAATCAAGGTTTCACAAGCATTCAAAGAAGCTGGCTATCACAAACAAATCTACAATCGTTTAACTGAGCCATTCCAAATGATTAAGGCTATTGTGTCAGCTACAGAGTACAGTAATTTCTTCTGGCTTCGTGATGATGTGATGGCAGACCCTACAATTGCAGAGCTTGCACGTAAGATGAAAGAAGCTTATGACAACAGCACTCCACAGTTGTTGAAAGCTGGAGAGTGGCACCTACCTTACATTCATTGCGACTATTTTGGATTTAAAGAAGGTGAAGTAAGTCAACATTATTACCTATCCACTGACGCACACATTAGTGATGAAATTAGTTTAGAAGATGCAATCAAAGTGTCTGCAGCTCGTTGTGCTGCTGTCTCGTATCGCAACGAAGACTATGGTTTGGAGAAGTGCTTGCAATTGTATGAACGTCTTGTAGGAGATGAGCGTAAGCATAGTTCAGCTTTAGAGCATCAGGCTACACCTATACAAGAGTGTGTTGAGTGGCATGGAAATGGAAAAGGTGTTATGCTGAATCTTCCTGCATACCCTATGACATGGGAAGATGGAGTATCTCATATGGATGCTGATAAAAATCTGTGGTCTGGAAATTTTAAAGGTTGGATTCAGCATCGTAAAACAATTCATGGTGAATGTTATAAAGGAGAACAAAATGTTTAACATATTCAAATCGAAACAAAAACGTGAAGCAGAAGCTTTAGCTAAATTGAAAGAAGAGGAACGAAAAGCACGTCTAGCACGTAATATGCCCCCACAGCGTAATCCTAGTAGCTCCTACGTTGATGATAGTGGTTTGTGGGCAGTTCCACTAGAGCCTTCTAAACCTTGGAGAGAAGAATCTGTGTACTATAGTGACGCTAGTGCTTTTGTGAAAGCTAACCAGACTTCCTATAACAGCTTGTCAGAAGGCTCTGGAAGCTTCTCTGGAGCTGGAGCAAGTAGTTCTTGGAATAGCTCTTCAATCGATGATAGTAGCTCTCGTAGCTGTTCTAGTTCTTCATATTCTAGTAGTTATAGCTCCAATGATAGCTACAGTTCTAGTGATAGTAGCAGCTCCTCAAGTGATAGTTCCTCTAGCTGCAGCAGCTCTGATTAAGGAGACATTATGAAAGTTTTTGAACTAATTGAATTACTAAAAGAGATGCCGCAGGATTTAGAAGTGTATTCTTATTGTGATCATGGACAATCTCCAGAGAAAACTTCTACGCCTTCAATTGCATTCACAGAGAAAGCTAACGAGTTTTGCTTATGGGATGATTATACAACAGATGAGGATGATGCAGAAGAATCTGGATATACACAGAAAGTAGTTCTTCTTTGAAGGCTCTTCTCTAAAATAGCTTGACAAGGTTCCTGACATGATCTACTATTGGTCTTGTTGGGAATTTTATTTTTACAGACAAGGAGAGAATATGAGTAATTTTAAACCACATAAAGCATGTGATGTGAATTGGGATACATTAAAGTTCCCATGTTGGACTATGCCAAAGATTGATGGGGTGCGTATGCTTAACGTTGGTGGGAAGGCTGTAGGACGTAGTTTGAAGCCTTACAAGAATAAGATGATTACTGCATTTTATTCACAAGACTGCTTAGACGGTCTAGATGGAGAGATGACAGCTAATGGGCTTATCACGTCTCCAAGCTTATGTAGAGACACTACGAGTATTATTAACACTATCTTAGGAGATAACAATGTTGTGTGGTACATCTTCGATTATGTGCCAGAGACACTAAGAAACTCTCCGTACAAAGTGCGCTATAATCGAGCCAAGGAAGTGATAGAACATGCTAACCGTTTGTCTGGAGTAAGTTTAAAGATTATTCCTTACACCGTAGTTAATAATATTCAGGAAGCTCAAGAGTTTTACGAGAAATGTCTTTCAGAGAAATTTGAGGGAGCAATCTACCGCAATCCAGAAGCTGCACATAAAAGTGGACGTTGTACAGAAAAAGAATCTGCTTATGTACGTGCAAAACCATCTTCAGATAAGGAAGCTATTGTATTAGAACTTGTAGAAGCTCAGGAGAACTTGAACGAAGCTAAGACAAATGAGCTTGGCTATACAGAGCGTAGTTCTCATAAGGAAAATAAAGTTGGTAAGGGTATGGTTGGTAGTTTTATTTGCCAAGATGTGACTACAGGTGCTACTATCACTGTAGGAGCTGGTAAAGCAACTCATGAAGAACGTATTGCATTCTGGAATAATCCTGATACAATTGTGGGAAAGTATATCAAGTATTTGAGTATGGATACAGGTGTAAAAGATGCACCTCGCTTTGCGCGATTCATCTGCATTCGTAGTGAAGAGGACATGAGTAGTGGTGACTAAAGAGAAGAAACAAATAGACTACAGCAAAGTTCCTCAACATGTTTTTGATAAAGATTGGGAAGAATTTCTTCTTGGTGTTAGAAATATTGAAGAGGGATTAAAGCGAGTAGAGATTGGTATCAGACAATTGGAGAACCTATGAACAAACTAGAACAGCAACTAACAAAAGCGTATGAGACAATTGATAAGCTAAAATCCTCTTATGACACAGAGACAGAAATGCTTATTAACGCCTATCGCTGTGGAAATTCTGAGAGGTTTAATATGCTCCTAAATAGACGTTTTAAAGATTACTCGGATAGGTGCTCCAGAAATGACCCTGAAGTGCTAGTTGGGATCATTGGTAAAACTAATGTTGACTACTCACAAGCTCCTTGGGCTGGCATGAAAAATTTAATTCAGAAAAATGGCTTACAACACTGTACTTATAAACTCAAGGATGGCACATGAACAAACAAAAATTAATTAGCGCACTACAAAGTAGGATTGCAAAGCGTAGAAACGATTTAAAAATCTTATGGAAGAAGTATCAATCTCTTGGGGATTTTACCAGTTTTGGGTATATTTATTTTATTAAGGAACGTGCTAATGCTTTAGGCTACGAACAGAAAGTTGACAAAGCTCTGCTAAAGATGCTACAATCTCCTTTCGACGCAGGGTATGCTGTTGGTTATCAGGATGCTTGTAAAGCTGTTAAACTTACATTGGAGGCTTGTGAATGTCAAAATTAGCAGAGAAGTATGGGATTGATTTCACTGAGTATCTTTATTATGATGAAGAGAGTAAATCTTGTTTAAGATGGGCTAAAGATATCTTCTCTGGACTATATGATAATCTTCAGGTCGCTAATAAAAACAGTGACGCTGGAACACTATCAAAATATAATAGGTACGTTGTCACGATCAACGGAGTCAAGTATCAAGCATCACTAATTGTAGCAAAACTCAGAAAGATAGAAAATTCCGATAACATCGGAGGATGTGTTGTAGATCACAGAGATAAGAATTCACTAAACAATAAAGAGAGTAACTTGAGAGTAGTAAATCAGGCTACTAACTTAAGGAATTCTGGAAAACGTAAAACAAATAAAAGCGGTAAAGTTGGGGTTAGCTGGATTACAAGGTATGGCACTTGTTATGCTGTAGCACAATGGAACGACTACGCAACGGGCAAAACAAAAGGTAAATGGTTTTCTGAGAAAAAACTTGGGAAGAGTGAGGCTTTTGAACAAGCGTGTAGGTATAGAGATTATGTAATTAATAAGATGAACGAAGATGGAGCTGGTTATACGGAGGATCACTTGTGAATAAAGAAGCTTGTCCGAGATGTCGAAGTTTAGGAAGAGATAATTCAGGGGATAATTTAGTTAATTATGGAGACGGACAAGGAAAACATTGTTTCTCTTGTGGTTACACTGAATTATCCGATTCGATGAAAAATGAGGGGTCAGATGATACATATGAAATGGAGGACGTAGTGACTAGAGAGAAAATTACACCAGAAGAGAATGAACGTATCAAGGGATACACTGGCACAGATGGTAAAGGGTACAGAGGTATTAAGAAAGAGACTAATACGTTCTTTGGAGTGCGTTACTCTTATGATGAAGAGACAGGAGCACCTATTAAGCAATATGTTCCTACAACAATTGGAGGAGAATTATCAGGCTATCGCACTCGCACATTCCCTAAAGATTTCTCACACCCTGTAGGGCAGGTTGGTAAAGAATGTGATATGGTGTTTCAATTTCGTTTCAAGACACATACAAACACTTGTATCATTACGGGAGGTGAAACGAAGGCTTTGAGCACATACCAAATGCTCTTGGACAATCAAACACAGCGTAATGCTTTGCAGTATGAAACCACTGCAGTTGTGTGTTCTACATTAGGAGAAAGCGGAGCACACAAACAAGTGCAAGCACAGTATGAATTCTTCAACCAATTCAAGAAGATTATTGTGTGCATGGATGAAGATGAAGCTGGACAGAAAGCTACAGAGCAAATCATCAAAGTGCTTCCTAAAGGTAAGGCTTGGGTGATGCGTATGCGTTACAAGGACGCTGATGATTATGTTAAAGCTGGCAAGCAACAAGAGTTTATTCAGGATTTCTTGAAAGCTAAGAAGTATGTACCTTCAGGTGTGACAGCTAGTACGGATATTCAAGATAAGATGAAGGAGTTCTTAAGTAAACCACGGTTAACACTTCCACCATATTTACATAAACTTCAGGCTAAACTTCGTGGTGGACTGCCAGTTTGCATATTTAACATATTGGCTGCTTCCGGTTCTGGTAAAACTACACACGTAGATGCAATGACGTTGCACTGGATTATGAGTGGTGATAAGAAAGTTGGCATCATTCCTATGGAGACTTGCGAAGGGGAATACGGTGTAAATCTGTTGTCAGCATTCTCTGAAGTGAAGATGAACTTATTTGAAACTGTCGAAGAACGTCTTAAGTTTATTGAGAGTGATGATATTGTAGAGCTTCAGCAGCAATTGTTTTACGATGATGACGGGAACCCTAGATTTTATATCCTTGACGCAGAAGCTGAGACATTGCAGGAACGTGTTGAATACTTGATTGTTAGCTTAGAGTGTAAGATTATTATTATTGACCCTATCCAAGACGTTTTTGATATGCTTGGCGAGGAAGAACAAGCTAAGTTCATGGGTTGGATGAAAGGATGGATGAAGAAGGGTATCACTTTTGTGAATGTCAATCACAGCCGTAAATCTGGACAAGGACAGAAAGCTAATAGTAAGGGTGCAGAGTTGTCAGAGGAAGATATGATGGGATCATCTACTATCTTCAAATCTGGAGGTGTAAACCTTATTCTGATGCGTAATAAGGATGCGGATACAGAAGAAGAGCGTAACACAACTATTATGAAGCTCTCTAAGGCTCGCGGAGTTGGTGATACAGGATTTGTTGGCAAGTATTACTACGAAATGGAGAAACACAAGCTATGGGACTTGGATGATTGGAACACGTCTCGTGGAAGCAATACATTCTAAAATAAATGTTGACAGCTCTCAAAACCTTCTATACTATGAGAGCTGTCAACAAACACACAAGGACAACAAATGAAAACTAACATCTTACAGTCAATGCTTGCAAGGAATAAAGAGATTATCTCAGGGTTACATGAAAATCAAGAAGACCTTAAGACAACCCTGAAAGAACTTAATCAAGATATTAAAGAAGTGTGCGCAGAAGAAATGGCTTCACGTTACATTATCTCTTTGTCTGAACAGAAGCAATGTACTCTACATTTTCTGCAAAAGAACTCCAAGTCCCTCAAACAACTAGCAGAAATTCAGAAGCATATCAAAATTGAGATTAAGAGGAATGATTCTAGAGATGCTTATTTGTTGATGTTAGCCAAGAGAGGGGATTGATATGAGAGTGAAGATTCTAGGAGCAAAACTCAAATCTTATTGGTATGCTGATAAAATTGGTGTTGTATATGAAGTGGTAGATAAAGGCGATAATTTTGAAGCTATTAATCTGCCTGAGCACATGATA